ATCTAAAGGATCACAATGTTACAACCGTTGTACAACTTGGTGATCTTTTCGACCGCCGTAAGTTTATTAACTTCAATTCACTCTATCTATGCCGTAAATATTTCTTTGATAAATTACAAGAAAATGGCATTACGTTTATCACATTCCTTGGCAACCATGATGTGGCGTTCAGAAACACCCTTCAGGTTAACTCCTCTCAATTACTTCTAGACGGTTATGATAATATTACTGTACTGGATGCTTTTACTACAATGCAGTTTGGCGGCATTGATGTTGATCTTGTACCTTGGATATGTGACGATAACGAAGTTGAAATCACTCAAAAACTAAAAGACTCTAAATCACAAATTGTTTTTGGCCATTTTGAAATAGCAGGCTTTGAAATGGATCGTGGCAATATTTGTCATGAAGGTATTGATAGATCACTGTTCAACAAATATGATGTAGTTTTATCTGGTCACTTCCATCATCGTTCTGATGATGGGCATATTTACTACGTTGGTTCACCAAACGAAATGACATGGGCAGACTACAATGATCCACGTGGCTTTGTTATCTTTGATACACATACACGTGAGCAAGAGTTTGTTCAGAATCCATACAGAATGTTTTACAAGTTAAATTATAATGATGGACTTGAAAATTTTGCCGAAGGTTATAAACCAACATTCATGGACTATTCGATTTATGAGGGATGTTATGTCAAAGTGGTCGTGGTCAATAAACTCAATCCATTCCTATTCGATATTGTGATTGATAGCATTTATAAAGCAGGTGCTGCTGATATATCAATAGTTGAAGATTTTACCGATACAACAAATGAAAACGATGAGGAGTTAATAGATCAAGCAGAAGATACGGTAACCATATTGTCAAAGTACATAGATAATTTGACACTGAACGTTGAAAATGATAAACTAAAAAGTCTTATGCGTGAACTCTACGTGGAAGCATTGAATACAGAAATTGAATGATATTATTTAAAACTTTACGTTGGAAAAATTTACTAAGCACGGGCAACTATTTTACTGAAATATTACTCAATAGTAATGCCAATACGTTGATTGTAGGTACAAATGGCTCTGGCAAATCAACGATGCTTGATGCTTTGTGTTTTGGCTTGTTTGGTAAACCTTTTCGTAATATTAACAAACCAAATCTTGTAAATTCAATTAACAGTAGAGATACTGTAGTTGAGGTTGAATTTTCTATTGGTAACAAAGAATTTAAGATTGTTCGGGGCATCAAACCGAATGTCTTTGAAATCTACCAAGACAAAGTTTTGCTGAATCAAGATGCGGCTGTAAGAGATTATCAAGACTATCTAGAAAGATTTATTCTCAAACTAAACTACAAGTCTTTCACACAGATTGTTATTCTTGGTTCAGCATCGTTTACGCCATTCATGCAGTTATCTGCTGCTGATCGGAGAGCGATCATTGAAGATTTGTTGGACATTCAAATCTTCTCTACGATGAATAGTTTGGTTAAAGAAAGATTATCTGATAACAAAGATTCAATCGTCACAAAGAAAAGTGACATTGCATTACTCAATCAAAAATATGAGTTGAAGAAAGAGCATCAGAACAAACTTAATCAAGATAAAGAAGAAAAGGTAAAAGAGTATGAGAAAGAAATACTTTTGCACAGAGAAACCATACGCACCTTATATGATGACATTAACAGCCTGGAGCAAACCAAGCAGACCTTATCCGAAGTCTGTGCTAAAATTCCTGAAAATGAAAAGAAGATTACTGCGCTTAAAAAAATTGAGTCGCAAATTGAAAGCAAGATATCCAAAGTGGGTAATGATAGAAGTTTCTATGAACACAATGCTGATTGCCCAACCTGTAGGCAGGCCATTACCCTGGGGTTTAAAGAAGAACAACTCAAAGAACTACACACAAAAGAAGAAGAACTTTCTGGTGGTCTGACCGAACTACAAGTAAAAATCATAGAGCAAGAAGGTATTGTTGCTGAACTGCGTGGAAAAGAAAAAGAGTTATCAAATGTTCGTATTCAATTGGCGACAACACAAACCGGTAAGACTGGACTAGAAAACACGGTTAAAAAACTTGAAGATCAAATAAAGGATCTACAGAATACCAAACAGGAAAGTTTGGATGAGAATGAATTGTTCGACATCAAGAATCAAATTTCACAAGAAGAAGATGAGTTAAAAACCTTGATGGATGAAAAATCTTATTTGGATGTTGCTTCTGTTTTATTAAAAGACACTGGCATAAAAACAAATATTATTAAACAGTATTTGCCCGTGATAAACAAACTAGCAAACAAATACTTGACAAACATGGGTTTCTTTGTAAACTTCAATCTTGATGAGTCGTTCAAAGAAACAATTAAGTCACGCCATCGTGATGATTTCAGTTACCACAATTTCTCAGAAGGTGAGAAACAGCGCATTGATATGGCACTGATGTTGACATGGAGGGCGATTGCAAAACTTAAAAACTCTACCAATACTAATTTATTGATACTGGATGAAGTGTTTGATTCAAGTCTTGATAGCACTGGGACTGAAGAACTCATGAAGATTCTTCATGGTTTAGATGAAGTAAACTTGTTCGTCATCAGCCATAAAGGTGACATACTACAAGATAAATTTGCGAATACAATTCGGTTTGAGAAAATTAAAAACTTTTCAAGGATGGTGAAATGAGTGAGATACTAACAATTGATACCGCAGCTGGCGTACAGCAAATAGAAAAGGTTGAACCCTTACAAGTTTTTGGTGAAGACTACTTCATGCTTGGTCAAAGAATGCCAGAATACACTGGTGGATTTCCAGCACCAGCAATGGTCACATTAGCAAAACGATTGAAGATGACAATGAAGTTGTATGCTGGTCTTGGTCTATCTGCAAATCAATGTGGTGTTGCTGAGAGAATGTTTGTAATTGGTACAGAAGAGTTTCAACTAGTCTGCATCAATCCAAAAGTAATTGATCAAGGTCCAATGATAAAAGATAAAGAAGGTTGTCTTTCTTTTCCAGCGTTATTTTTGAATGTTGATCGACCATCGTGGATTGAAGTGGAGTTCATCGATGAAAGTGGCAATGTAAATCAGGTAAAGTTACATGGATTATCTGCACGTTGTTTCCTACATGAACTTGACCATCTAAATGGAATCAGATATACTAGTTACGTAAAGCCACTTGCTCTTAAAATGGCAAGACAAAAAGCAACAAAAATGGTAAAGAAAATAATAAGAAACTCTAAGAATAATGATAGATAAAATTCTAGAACAAGTTATACAAGAAAAAGTTCATGACAAAGAAGTGGCTGTTCTTTTATCGGGTGGTGCTGACTCATTGTCCATTGCTTTGGCTGCGAATAGATTAAACTATAAAGTACATGCGTATTCATTTCAATTAGGAAATCAATCAACGTATGACTCAGAAAAATCTGAAGATGTGTCAAAAAGAATGAACTGGGATTTCACCAAAGTTATAGTTCCAACAAATAATTTAAAAGAAGATTTCCATACGTTAAGAATTAAATGGAAATGTATAAAGAAAACACACTATGAATGTACATTCCCATTCATGTATGTTTATCCAGTTATAAAAGAAAAATATGTATTGTCTGGAATTGCGGCAGACGGACACTACGGTGTGTCTAAAAAAGCAATGAACTATCGTGATCCAAAAGAAAGATTTGATTTATTCCGAGATGAATATTTTCAGCAACAAAATCCAGCAGGTCTGATACAACAGCAACTTTTATCACAACATTATGGTAAAGAGTTTGTGGCACCCTATCTAGAAAAACCTGTGATGGATTTTTTTAAACAGTTTGATTGGTATGAATTAAACAGACCGTCACAGAAACATCATGTCAAGAAAGCATTTCCAGAATTTAAGCAAATAGGTAAACCTAAGAATCATATCAACTTACAGTTGGGTGCGGGTGTTGACAAGGCATTTGAGAGCCTGTTACAATGTAACGAAGTCAATTATAAAAAACGAACAAGAATGTTGGATGTTTATAGAGATTGGAAAGATCGTGGCGAAATACGAACATTATTTGATTGAAGATGTAAGAAAATCATCTGCACGTGAGTTGTTTACCGTTGTCAGCACTTTTGCTGGTGGTGGCGGCAGTTCTACTGGTTACCGTTTGGCTGGCGGTAAAGTTATTGCAATCAATGAATTTGTTGAAGAGGCGATTAAAACTTACTCAACAAACTTTCCAGATACAAAAATCATACCTGGTGATATTAAAAAACTAAAAGGTCAAGACTTTCTTGATACAGCAAAACTTAAAGAGTGTGAACTTGATATACTTGATGGTTCACCACCATGCTCTGCTTTTTCCGTAGCAGGTAAGCGTGAAAAGAATTGGAAAGGTGCTGTTCATTATGAATCGGAGAGTTACTTTGATTTTGATACGGGTGAAATGGTAACTGTTGGTGGCTACGAAGTTAAAGATGGTGTCAAGAAATACTCTGATGATCAAGTTGTTGAAGCGATTGAAGATTTGTTTCTTGAGTTTATTCGTATTGCCAAAGATATTAAACCTAAAGTAATTATTGCCGAGAATGTCAAAGGGATTACGATGGGTAAAGCAAGAGATAAGTTACATCAATTTCAAAATGAATTTGAAAAGATCGAACCTGGGTACCTTGTTACTCATCATGTATTGAATGCTGCTGACTATGGTGTACCACAAGCACGTGAACGATTATTCTTTGTGTGTGTTCGACAAGATGTTGCCGACAAAGTTGGCTTGAATTTTCTGAACATGAACACAATGACTTACCCAATTCCATCGACACCAAAGCATATCAGTATTAAGAGTGCAATTGATCATGTAAAAAATGATTCCGATGAGGAGAAAGAACTACTTGATTTTGTTGAAGGTTCTTTTCAGAAGAAATTTATTGAACTGTTACCATTCAATCCAACAAAACATACTAAACCTTCTGACCCAGAATTCAGAGATAAGAATCCAAAAGGTTCATGCTTCAATATGATTCGACCAGCGATTCAACTACCATCACCAACTTTGACACAAGCGGGCCAACAAAAAGGTGTGAGTGGTGTATTTCATTATGCAAAGAATCGTAAGTTGACAATTAAAGAATTAAAGATACTCATGAGCATTCCTGATGACTATGTGTTGACTGGAAAGTTTGATCAGCAAGCAGAAAGATTGGGTAGAATGGTTGCACCTAAGATGATGGCTGCGCTATCATCACACGTGTATGAAAACATCTTAAAACCATACAAGGAATCGTTATGACTAAGTTTACGTTTGCACAAAGAGAAGAAGGGTTTGACAATCACATAGAACATTCTATTCGTGGTTACACAAATCTTTGGAACGATGTACTCAAATATTCAGAATACTTTGTTGAAGACCACACTAATGTTGTTGACATTGGTTGCTCTACAGGTAAACTGCTCAAGGCAATGATTGCACAGAATACTTTTGCACCATTTGCAAATTATGTTGGTATTGAAGTAGAAGAAGATTTCTTTAAATCGTATGATGAAGATGAAGAACAATTCGCACATCTACAATATCATCGTGGAGATGTACGTGACTTCAGTTTTCTAAATTGTAGTTTGGTCACTTCAATTTTCACCTTACAATTCATTCAAGAAAAAGAAAGAACATCAATCATTAGGCAAATCTACGAAGGTTTGAATCCTGGTGGCGCTTTTATTTTTGCAGAGAAAACAATTGCTGATTGTTCAAAGATACAAGACATAAGAACATTTACCTATTATGATTACAAGCGTGAACACTTTACCTCAGACGACATTCTTAATAAAGAAAAACAATTGCGCCATATGATGAAGTTAAATACTAGAAAAGAACTTATCAACAAATGTGCCACTGCGGGATTTTCGTTTGATCGTATCGATTCTTTCTGGCAAAATCACAGTTTTACCGCTTTTGTTGCCATAAAGTAAACACTTGACAAAGTAATTGCTTTACGATATAATGTTCCTCTAGTGTTTGAGAGGGATACAATGTTGTCAAATATACAACACTTGACAATCCTCAGTATGCCATGTACAATGTATGTTCAATGACAGTTGGGGTTATCGAATGAGCAACATTCAAAATCAAAAATCCGGTCTAGCCAAACTCATGGCCACCGAGAATCTTATCGTTCAACATGCCAAAGTTCCAACGGCAATGTTCGATCCTAAAAACCGTGTTCTAACTTGCCCTATCTGGGAACAAATGTCGGGCGATCTTTATGACTTGTTGATGGGTCATGAAGTTGGTCACGCTATTGATACACCTGCTGATGGTTGGCACGGTGCTGTCCATGAACGTGGTCAAAACTACAAAGGCTTTTTGAATGTAGTTGAAGATGCACGTATCGAAAAACGACAAAAGCGCCGTTACCCTGGTCTGCGCCGTTCGTTTGTCAACGGTTTCAATGAACTCATGGACAAAGACTTCTTTGGTCTGTCTGGTCGTGATGTTAATACGATGGCGTTCATTGATCGTTTGAACATCTATTCAAAATCTGGTTACACATTTCCTGTTGCATTCAATGCAAAAGAACAGGAATTTGTTGAACGTGTTCAGACCTGTGAAACATGGGATGATGTTCTCAAAGTTACCAATGAGATTTGGGACTATTCAAAAGAAGAACAATCTCAAAGCAATATACCGCAAGATAATTTTGAGTCCGATGAGGGTGATGAAGATTATGAAACCCAATCTGGTTCAAATGAAGGTGATGCTGAGACTGATGGTCAAGGTGAACAAAAGTCTAAGACTAAAGCCAAAGGCGAAGATGGCGATCAAGAAAAAGAATCGGCATCAAGTGCTAGTCGAGATGGTGAGGAAGAAGGTGATGATGAGGGTGAAGACAAAGATGGTGTAAATCGCACCAAAGAATCTCAGAGTGTACGTGAGGATCAAACTCCCGAGCCACGGTGTGAGACTGATGAAAACTTTCGCAACAATGAAGGCAAACTCATTGCGAAACATGCACGTGAGTATGTTTACATTGATATACCTAAGCCGAATCTGGCAAAGATTGTTACACCAGCAAAACGTGTACAGGAAGTTCTGACTGAAGAGTTTTCGAAACAGCGACCTTCTGACTATGAATCAATTGCCAATACTTTGTACAATGATTTTCGTCGTAAGAATGAACGATTCATTTCATTGTTGGCAAAAGAGTTTGAAATGCGTAAGGCTGCCGATAAGTTTTCTAAAGCGAAAACATCGTCAACTGGTGACATTGATGTAAGCCGTGTTTTCAAATATCAGATTGATGATAACATTTTCAAAAAAGTTATGCGTGTGCCTAAAGGTAAATCGCATGGCTTGATTTTGTTGCTTGATAAGTCTGGTTCAATGTCAGATAACCTTGGTGCATCATATGAACAGATACTTGTATTAGCTACCTTCTGCCGCAAAGTAAACATTCCATTTGCGGCGTATGGTTTCGGTAATGCTGATCATGTTCGTGAAACGATTGACTACCGTGAAGAACCAGGTACTGGTAGGTCGTATGATTGCTTCACTGAAAAAAATCGTGAAATGTATTTGTCTTCGGTGTATCTGCGTGAGATGATCAATTCTAAAATGAGTAACTCAGAATTTTCTAAGGCAACAAAGAATATTCTGTGTCTCATGAATGCTTGGTCGGGTGGTCGTTATTCTAGAGGTTCGAATTTTTATCGCCCACAATCCGATTCACTGTCCAATACACCGTTGACTGAGGCGATGATTGCTTGCCAATCAATTATCAAAGAGTTCCGCACTGTGAACAATCTTGATATTGTAAACTTGTGTGTGGTTCACGATGGTGATGCTGATGATATCAATTCGTATCACAATCTGAATGAGGGTGCAAGCATTTCAAACAACCGAAACTTCTTCAATCCAAGTCATCATAACGTTTTTCTATGCGATAAGAAAAACAAAATTCAGCAAGCGGTACCTGAGGGTGATGATGGTGTTCGTATTGCTATTAGTAATTGGTTGTCAAAAACAACCGGTGTGAAAATCATCGGCTTCTATTTGTCGCCCAACTACAATATGAAAAATGCTGTACGCCGCCGTTTGTTCAATCCTGAACTTGATGAACTGCGTAAAGCACCACGTGAGAACTATTTTCAAATCAAAGAAACATATGCCAAGTATATCAAATTGATTCGCAAAGATAAGTTTCTTGAATCAAGAAATCCTGGTTACGAATCATTCTTTATTCTGCCAGGTGGTGGTGATTTGAGTATTGAAGATGAAGACTTTGAAGCACCAACAAAAGTCACTACGGCAACCTTGACTAAAGCATTCGGTAAGTACACTAAGAATCGCCAGGTCAATCGTGTTTTGGTATCACGTTTCATCGGTATGATAGCAGTTTGATAACATCCACCACTTGACAGAGTGGTGGGTTCCATTTATAATAGAAGTTCCTAAAGTGATGGAGAATTTACATTATGACAACTCGTTCTGATAAACGACAAGCCTTTTTTGATGCACTTATTGCAACAAACAAATCTACGCTGACCCGTACAGAGGTACGTAATGTTGCAAAAAAACTAGGCATGTCAACTCCGCAATGGTTCATCAAAGATGAATCAAACAAAGTTAGTCGTGGCCTTTATAAAGTCCCGTCTGGAGTATCTACACCCGCCTCAGCGGCTTCTATTGAACTCTCAGCACAGGTTATACCCATGACTAAGACTGAAGTTTCATCTGGTAATCGCATTGCAAATGTGACAACTGATCTTGAGATTGAGAATCTGGTACCTTCTCAATATGACAACTATGTACCTTTTGGCAACTTTGATGATGTGTTGTCAATTGTGAAATCAAAGCAATTCTTTCCTGTGTTTATCACTGGTCAATCTGGTAACGGTAAGACCATGAGTATCGAACAGGCCTGCGCCAAAGCAAAACGCAAATTCGTTTGCGTATCAATGACACCTGATACTGATGAGGGTGACTTGCTCGGCAACTATGTTTTGATCAACGGTCAAATGGAATGGCGTGATGGTCCTGTGACAGTG